TCTCGCTCGCTGTGTGTACGGATCTGGAGGCCTTGGATGGCTGGACGTGGCCGTGCGCCGAAGGATGCTGCGCAGCGGGTTCGGTCGCCTGATCCGGTGCGTGGTGAGATCCGGGTGGCGGATTCGCAGGGTTGGCAGCATGGGAAGCGGCCGGTGGCGCCGACTGGGTTGATGGCTGCGAGTCGGCAGGCGTGGTCGACGTGGATGGGTGCGTGGTTCGCTTCGTTCTGGACGCCGGAGGATTTGCCGGGGTTGCGGACGTTGATCCGTCTGTACGACCAGGTCGAGCGCGGCGAGTTTCAGCGCTGCTCGGAGCTCCGGTTGCAGATGGACAACTACGGGATCACGCCGAAGGGGCAGCAGGATCGGCGGTGGCGGGCCCCCTACAAAGCGAAGCCGACCGTGGCGGTGGTGTCTCCGGTGGCGGAGCGTAAGGGCACCCGGTATGAGCATCTGAGCGTGGTCGATGGTGAAGCCGAAGTCGGCTGACCCGAGGCCGCGGGTGCGGTCGCTGGGTTGGGATCTGCTCGACTGGATCGCTGACTATCTGCCGTCGCCCCGTGATCACAGCTCGGAGTTCATCCTGACCGATGAGCAGGCGATGCTGCTGGTCGAATGGTTCAGGGTCGATGGTGAGGGCCGCTACGTCTACCGTCGGGGCTGCTCGAGGCGGGCGAAGGGTTGGGGCAAGTCGCCGCTCGAGGCGGCGAAGATCATCGCCGAGCTGACGGGCGAAGTCGTGTTCGACGGGTGGCGTGCCGATGGACAGCCGCAGGGTCGGCCGTGGGGGACTGGTGGTCTCCCGCCGGCGCAGATCCAGGTGGCGGCCTGCTCGGAGGATCAGACGGACAACACGTGGCTCGCGGCGTATGACCTTCTCATCGCGAACGAGGGCCGGGCCGCCGACCTGCTGCGCATCGATGCCGGCTTGACCCGGTTCTTCCTGATGGATCGCCCCGGTGGAGGCAAGCCGGTGACGGCGTCGGCCGGCGCGCGAGAGGGCGCCCCGGACACCTACGCCGTCTTGGACGAGACTCATCTGTGGACCCCGGCGAACGGCGGCACGAAGCTCGCCGCGACGCTGCGCCGGAACGTCGCCAAGATGGGCGGCCGGTCCTACGAGACGACGAACAGCTTCATCCCCGGTGAAGGCTCCGTCGCTGAAGGCACATGGAAAGCGATCCAGTTGGGCCGCGGTGTGTTCGTCGACGCCGTCGAGGCCCCGATCGTCATCGACGGAGTCGAGGTCACCGAGGACGCCCCCGACGAGATCCTCGAGGCTGCCCTCGCGGTGGCGTACGGCGATTCGTGGTGGATCGACAAGCGGCGCCTGGTGGCCGACATCCGTGACGCTGACACGAAATGGACTGACGCCGAGCGGTTCTTCTTCAACTGGAACCGTAAGGGTGAGGGTCGGGCGGTCGACCCGAAGCGGTGGGCCGAGCTTCTCCGTCCGGGCGGTCCGCCGCCGGTCGGTGCCCGGATCGGCCTGGGGTTCGACGGTTCGATCTCCGAGGATTCCACCGCCCTGGTGGGCTGCACCCGAGATGGCCGTTCGTTCGTCGTCGAGGTGTGGGAACGTCCGCTGGGCGAGAAGAGCTGGCGGGTACCGCGCTTGGCTGTGCACGCCGCGGTGCGGCGGGCGTTCGACACGTGGGACGTTGGCCGCATGTTCGGTGATCCGCCGAAGTGGTGGACCGAGCTCGAGGAATGGGCCGAGGAGTTCCGTCTGCCGGGCCGCACCGACGACGAACGGGAACGTGTGCTGCTGTTCGACACGAACCAGACGGGCCGTTTCGCTCGGGCGGTCGACCGGTGGCTGACCGGCATCCGTGAAGGCTCGCACACCCATGACGGCGATCCGGTGCTGACCCGCCACGTCGAGGCGGCGCATCTGAAGAAGGTCCGCTCGACTGCCGACGAGGCCGACTCGCGGACCCTGTATGTGGTCGTGAAGGGTGAGGACGGCCGCAAGATCGATGCCTGCGTCGCTGATGTGTTGGCGTTCGAGGCGGCTATGACGATGCCCGAAGAGGGCCGACGCAAGCGGGTCCCTCTCGCTGCCATGGTGTGAACGGGAGGCCCTGTGCCTGACAAGCCTGAGGCCCCTAGCCGAATCTCACAAGCAGTCCTGGTCGTCCTCCTCGTCGCCGCCGCGACGCTCATCTCGTGGGGTGTGCAGCTGATCTACCGGCCGGCCGGGTTCATCACCGCCGGCACTCTCCTCGCCGCTCTCGCCGTGCTCCTGCTGCTCGATGTGGGTGGCTCGTGAAGCTCATCAACCGACTCGCACGCAAGGGCTGGTCCGAACCGCCGTTCTGGGCGTTGGACCGCTATCGGACATCGCTGCTCTCCAGCAACCAGCCTGAGCGCGAGACGATCGAAAACGACTTCGAGGGCTACATCCAGGGTGCCTACAAGGCCGACGGGATCGTCTTCGCCTGCATCCTCGCCACGCAGCTCGTCTTCTCCGAGGCCCGCTTCCTGTGGCGCCCCTTCCGCAAGGGTGTCCCCGGCGGTCCCGGTGATCTGTTCGGCACCCAGGCACTCTCGATCCTCGAGCGGCCCTGGCCGAACGGGACGACTCGCGAGCTTCTGATGCGGATGGAAGTGGACCGTTCGCTCGGCGGCAACTTCTACGCCACCGTCGTCGACGACAACGGCCGCTACGGCGCAGCCGCGACCGGTCCTGGTCGACGCATCGTCATCATGCGACCCGATCAGGTGACGATCATCGTCGGTGCCCGCTCCGGTGACCCTCGCGCGTTGGATGCTCAGCCGGTCGGCTACCTCCACGAGCCGTACGGCAACATCATCACGAACGGTGGCGTCTCGAAGTCCTCGACGTTGCTTACCCCCGCCCAGGTGTGCCACTACTCCCCGATCCCCGATCCGTCGGCCCGGTTCCGGGGCATGTCGTGGCTCACGCCGACGTTGCGTGAGATCGCCGCCGATCGGGCCGCGACGACACACAAGCTCAAGTTCTTCGAGAATGGCGCCACCCTGTCCGCCATAGCGTCGCTCGACAAGGACATCGGCGCGGACGAGTTCAACGAGTTCGTCGCCAGCTTCGAGAAGCAGCACAAGGGTGTCGACAAGGCATACAAGACATTGTTCCTCGGTGGCGGAGCGGACGTCACCTTGGTCGGCGCCGACCTGCGCCAGCTCGACTTCAAGTCCACCCAGGGTGCCTCGGAGACCCGTATCGCTGTCGACTCCCGGGTGCCTGCCGTCATCCTCGGGATCTCCGAAGGGTTGGCCGGTTCGTCGCTCAACGCCGGCAACGCCGGGGTCGCTCGGCGGACCATGGCTGACGGACTCATCCGTCCGCTGTGGGGCTCGGCGGCGGCCAGCCTCGCCACCCTCGTCGAATCACCAGGCCCGGACACGGACCTGTACTACGACGATCGTCACGTGGCCTTCCTCCGCGAAGACCGGGCCGACGTGGCCGACATCCAGCAGAAGCAGGCCGGAACCATCCGCACCCTGACCGACGGAGGGTTCGAGCCCGCATCGGTGATCAAGGCGGTCGACGCTGAGGACTGGTCGCTGCTGCGCCACACCGGGAAGCTCAGCGTGCAGCTGCAGGAACCCGGCACCACGACGACGCCCGCCACGAACGGCGCGACCCCCACGAACGCCACCCAGGGAGCACGTTGATGGACTACAAGCAACTGACCCGCCTAGAGGTGAAGGACGAAGCCCGCGGCGAGGTCCGCGCCGTCTTCAGCACCTTCGGGGTCATCGACAAAGACGGCGACGTCACCCAGCCCGACGCGTTCGACGAAGGTGCCACCGTCCCCATCTCCGCCTACGGCCACGCCTCTTGGGACGGGCAGCTGCCCGTCGGCCTCGGTTCGATCCGTTCCACCGCCAAACAGGCCGTCCTCGAAGGCCAGTTCTTCATGGACACCACCCACGGCCGCGACACGTTCGCCACGGTCAAGGCGCTCGCCGATAAGGGGCTCGGCGAGTGGTCTTACGGATATGACCCGGTCGAGTACAGCTTCGGTGAGCAGGACGGCCAGAAGGTCCGCTTCCTCTCGAAGCTGAAGGTTCATGAGGTGTCCCCGGTTCTGATCGGCGCCGGCGTCAACACCCGCACCCTCTCCGCCAAGTCAGACGCGAACACCGTGACTGTCAACCTGCCGAACGGCAGTGACCCAGCCGCCGTTCGTCGTGCGATCGATTCCTACGCACTCCGCAACGGCGAGAGGACGGCGACCGTGTCCACCAAGGCGATTCGCTCCCACTCGACGGAGATCACCGCCCGCGCCTGGGACGCCGCCGCCATCGTCGACGCCATCCCGCCCGACGCCGGCGTCGACGCGCTCCGCTCCGTGTACGCCTGGTGCGACGGGGATCCCACCGCCAAGGCCTCCTACCGGTTCCCGCATCACCACGGCATCGACGGCCCCGCCAACGTCCGGGCGCTCGTCGCCGGCATCGCCGTCCTGAACGGGGCGAAGGGGCAGTCTGTCCCTGACGCCGACCGCCACGACGTGTACGAACACCTCGCCACCCACCTGCGTGACGCCGATCGGGATGTGCCTGATCTGCGGGCGGCAGGCGGTGAAGTGAAGGTCGTTGACGAAGCAGCCGTCACCCTGGTCGGGGTCGATGATCTGTTGCAGATGATGCGTCGTGTGGTCGCCGTGCGCGCATCGCATCCCAAGGGCAAGGGCCTTTCCTTGGTCAACCGCGAGATCCTGGACTGGATCGGCGATGACCTGCGTGAGATCGCCGCGCTCTGTGACACCCCCGACGACGACATGGCGCACCAGTACGCGCGATACGTCGCCATGCAGCGCCGCCTCTCCGCCTAGCTGCACCCACCCCTCGAACGCTCAGAAGGAGCAACCCCATGTCCCCGATCACCATGCCCGCCCTCGACGAGCTCGAAGGCAAGATCAAGCAGCGCAACGACGAGCTCGGCCTCATCTTCTCCGAAGCCGGCGACGACGTCGACCTCCGCAAGGTCAAGGTCGTCGCCGGTGACACGTCCGCGAAGGCCGCCCACATCCGCAAGCTCAACGACGAGTTGACCGATCTCGGCACGCAGCGCAACGAGCTGAAAGGCGTCAAGCAGGCCGCCGAGCGCATCCGCGTCGCCGGCCTCTCCGACGAGAACAAGCCGGGCACCGAGACGGGCACCGAGGCTCCCCCCGCCGGGCAGCAGCAGGCCAAGTCCGTCGGCCGTCTCTTCACCGAGTCGCAGGCGTACAAGGGCCGCACCGGCTCTACCGGCCCCGAGGCCCACCTTGATGTCGAGTTGAAGACGCTGATGACCACCAGCGCCGGCTGGGCACCCGAGACGATCCGCACCGGTCGCGTCGTCGACGCCGCCACCCGGCCCATCCAGGTCATCGACCTGGTGCCCCCGGGTGCGACCGATCAAGCAGCGGTCGTGTACATGGTGGAATCGACGTTCACCAACTCGGCTGCGGAAGCCTCCGAAGGTGGCACCTACGCAGAGTCGGCCGAGGCGTTCACGGTGACGACGAACACGGTCCGCAAGATCGCCACGTTCCTCCCCGTCACCGATGAGCAACTCGACGACGTCCCCATGGTCGAGAGCTACCTGAACCAGCGGCTGCCGTTCATGCTTCGCCAACGGCTCGACGGTCAGATCCTCACCGGGAACGGCACGCCGCCGAACCTGACCGGGTTCCTGAACGTCGCCGGCATCTCAACCCAGGCCAAGGGCGCCGACCCGTCCCCCGACGCCGTCTACAAGGCGATGGTCAAGGTGCAGGTCACCGGCCGAGCCAACCCCGACGGCATCGTGTACCACCCGACCAACTGGCAGGACATCCGCCTGCTCCGCACCGCCGACGGCATCTACATCTGGGGCAACCCCTCCGATGCCGGACCGTCGCGCATGTGGGGTCTGATGGTCGCCCAGTCGGACGCCATCACGCTCGGCACCGCCCTCGTCGGCGACTTCGGCACCTACACCCAGCTGGTCACCCGGCGGGGCATCGAAGTCCAGGTGTCCAACAGCCACTCGACGTTCTTCATCGAGGGCAAGCAGGCCCTCCGGGCTGACATGCGAGTCGCGTTGGTCGTCTACCGACCCGCCGCGCTCTGCACGGTCACAGGCCTTTGATTGGCATTGTGACGGGATTCTAGTGGTAGGCTGGGGGTCATGGAGATCCCCAGCTGTCCACTATGTGATCATCCGTACGGCAAGCGGAAGCGTTGCTATTACTGCAACGGCCGCAAGAAGACTGGCGAGTCCCGATCCTGCGAACAGTGCGGGACTGTCTCTTACTTCCAAGCGAACCAACTCGCTAACGGTGAGGGTCGGTTCTGTTCTCACGCCTGCAAGAACGAAGCGCAGCGCGGTGTGGAACGGACGAAGGTCACCCGGTACATCAACCAGCAGGGCTACGCGGTCGTGCGGGTTGGCATCAAAAAGTGGCGGCTTGAGCATCGGCTCGTCGTGGAGCGATTGCTTGGGCATCCGCTTTTGCCCGATGAGCACGTTCACCACATCAACGGCGTGAAGGACGACAACCGTCCCGAGAATCTGCTCGTCGTCACGAACGAAGAGCATCAGCGCATCCACGACTTCCCGCAGACGAGACCACGTCGCGTGGAGCAGGTGTGCGAAGGGTGCGGAGCCCACTACTGGAACAAGGCCAGTCGGGTAGCGGGGTCACGGTTCTGCTCTAACGCTTGCCGTCTGTCAGCTCTGCGCGAAGGCAACAAGAAGCCATAGGAGGCCAGTCCTCCTGAGAAGGAGGAGCCTTATGGCGATCACTGCTGCGAGGGTCACCGCGTCCACCAGCGCGGTGGCCCTCAACACGGCCGACCCTCTGTCGCCGACGCCGATGTTCGTGACGAACACCTCGGCTAACGCCGCGGACCTAGGCCCTTCGGGCGTCACCGCCGGCGCCGGCTACTCGCTCGCCGCCTCTGCCGCGATCTACGTGACCCTCGACCCGGGCGACGTCCTGTTCGCCATCCGTTCCGGCGGCGCCGACGCCGTCATCTCAGTCCTACGCGTCTGACCAAGGAGACATCATGGCCACCATCGAAGCAACCCGCGGTCTCAAGGAGGCCAAGGGCGAATACGACTTCGCCGTAGACGGCGGCGCCATCTCCGCCATCACACTGCGCGCCTCCGCGGACGACAGCATCGGCAACTACATCCCCGCCGGTTCTGTCATCACCGGTGGCTACCTCGAAGTTGACACCCTGTTCACGACCGGCTCGGCCGCCACTATGGCAATCAGCGTCGAAGGCGCCAACGACATCCAAACGGCGACCGTCGTGTCGGGTGCCCCGTACTCGACGACCGGCCGCAAGTCGATCACCCCGGCGTTCACCGGCGCCACAACCCTCAAGACGACCGTGGCCCGCTCGATCGTGGCGACCATCGCAACCGGCACCGTGACCGCCGGCAAGATGCGCGTCGTGCTCTTCTACCGATGAGCGGCGTCGTCACCCTCGACCACCACATCTGGCTGACCGACGATGGCCGCCACGTCGCCCAGGGCGACCCGGCCGCCTCGGTACTCGCCTATCCGGCCGGGCAGCCTGTCCCGGCCGCAGTGGTGACCGAGCTGGACGCCGCCACCAAGCAAGCGGCGCCGCCAGCGAACAAGGCCCGGAAGCCGGCCGCCAATAAATGACCCGTCGCCTGCTGACGGCAACAGCGGGCCTTGCCCTCGTCGTCTCGGTGACAGCATGCGGCCCCAGCCTCGGCAACGGCGGCTGGTCGAAGGCACGAACCCCGAATCGGCAGTCGATCAGTGTCGCCCCGATCCCCGACCTGCCCGGGGTGACGGCTGATGCCGACCTGCTTGCGCCGTGGAACTACACGGCCGGATGGCAACTGTTCCAGCCCGTCTCGACCGCGACTGCTGACATCACCTTTGCAAGCCGCCCGATCCTCTGCAAATGGAGCGACTACAACCCGGCTGGCACCGCTTGCAACAACGCAGCCAACGCCATCGGCGCCTACCCCGAGCTCTACTTGAACCCCGGCGGCACGATGCGCGAGTGCCGGCTGTTGTGGTCGGAACACGCGGCCGGCACCGTGATCCTGACAACGACCGTCCTTCAGCACGAGATCGGCCACTGCCTCGGTTTCACCCCCGGTGGTGGCATCGACACCTGCGCGCCGCAGACCTATCTCGGGGTGATGTCCTACTGCGGGTTCTACTGGTCCGACGCGACAGGGCTACGGCCGAACTGGTGGGGCATCCAAGACCAGCAGATGCTGCAAAGGGCGGGCTACCGATGACCGGGCAACAGCACCCTCGACTGACGTTCGTTGCAACCCTCGTGGCGACACTCGCCGCCTGTGGTGTCGCCAGCAACGGCGCCCCGGTCGAGAAGCACCCCTGCGATCCGACCGGTCACCCCGCCTGCACCCGCTACATCCGGGCCAACGGACAACGGGTCGAAGCTGGTTACGAAACCTTCGTCGCCGAGCAGCCCGCCGCGTTCCGCTGCGCCACACGATGGACCAACACCGCAGCCGGCTGGTATGTGGATGAACCGACCGCGACTCCTGGCTGTCATCAGCCTGAGGGTTGGGCGCTCACCTTCGGCGAGATCCCGCCAACACCTTGAGAGGGTGATCCCGCTTGGCCATCGTCAATGGGTACGCGACCCTTCCTGAGGCGAAGGGTTGGATTGGGCTCACCGACAACCTCGACGACTCCCGTATCGAGAACATCGTCACCACCGTCTCCCGGTGGATCGACAACTACTGCCGACGGCAGTTCTGGGCGACCACGGCTGGGACTGCCCGCGTGTTCGACTCCGACGATGGCCAATGCGTCGACCTGACCGACGTGACGACGGTGACCGCGGTCAAGACCGACGAAAACCAGGACGGCACCTTCGAGACGACCTGGGCGGCCGCCGACTACCAGCTCCTGCCGCTCAACGTGGCGTCACCCGAAGCGAAGCCGTACCGGAGTCTGCACTCGACCGGGAACCGGGTCTTCCCCTGCCCCTACTACCCGGGGCGCATCGGGCTCGTGCAGGTGACCGGTACGTGGGGCTGGCCTGCCATCCCTGAGCCGGTCAGCCAAGCCTGCCAGATGCAGGTATCCCGCATCCTGCAACGCCGCAAATCCCCCGAAGGTGTGTCCGGATGGGGCGAGTTCGGGCCGATGCGGATCTCCGGTCGGCTCGACCCCGACGTCGCCCAACTCCTCACCGGCTACCGCCTCTCCCTCGTCGCATGAGTCCTCGCCTCGTCGACATCATCGCCGGCCTCGAGCAGCAGCTGCGGTCTATCGCCGGGCTGCGGGTGTTCGACCACGTCCCCGGCACCGCCGAGTACCCGGCCGCCTTCATCCTCCCGCCGGCCATCGACTACCGCCAGACCATGCAGCGAGGCGTCATCCGCCTCGAGCTCGAGGTGGTGATCCTCGTCTCGTCGGTGGTCGACCGCCAGGCCATCAGCTTGTTCCCGTACATCGATGACGACGGCCCGCAGTCGATCGTCGCCGCGGTCGACAACGACAAGACGCTCGGCTTAGCCAACATCAACGCCGTCGCCATGGACTGCCGCCAGCTCGGCTTCGAAGAGGTCGCCGGTTACGGGGCCTACGGGGCGGCTGTGCGGTTCCTGATTCACAACACCGCCTAGGAGAGATCATGGCTCTGCTTACCACCCAGTCCATCAGTCGGACGGGGCTCAACCCGTCGTTCACGGCGGTCAGCGCGTCCGACACGTTCGTGCCTGGCAGTCAGACGTTTCTGTATGTCACGAACGGCGGGGGCTCCCCGGACACCTGTGCTCAGGTGGTCGCGGCCGGCGACCCTCCCGGCCTGACGATTGCCGACAACTCGGTATCGGTGACCAACGCGCAGTCTCGGGTAATCGGCCCGTTCCCCCCCCAGTTTTTCGCTGATCCGACAACCGGGCTGTGCACCGTCACGCATAGCTTCACGACGTCGGTCACCGTCGCGGTCCTCAACCTCTCCCAGCCGTGACCATCGGCAAGGGGCTGAAGGTCGAGGCCGGGACGCGCCGCTACAAGGTGTTGCTGCCTGTCACCGTCCATCTGGAGGACGGCACATACGTCCAGGGTGACGTCTTCGACCACGTCTTCACTGCGGAGGACGAGTGGGCGAATGTCGACTCCGGGCTGCTCGGTTTGGAACCCGACTGGTATGAGGTGATTGGCGACTCGACGATCGAAGTGAACCTGATCGAATGCCCGGCGTCCCGTCAACGTGATGTCGTGCAACCGGGCGAGACCTTCCAGGCTGCGGTGCCGCTCGCCCGTGAGGAGCAGCTCCGTTTCCACATCCGCCGTGTCGCTGCGCCACCGCCCGTCAAGCCAGAGAAGTCAACCCGACCACCTAAGGAGTAACCGTGGCCATCGCCATTGCGACCGATGTCGCCATCATCATCAACGGCGTCACCCTGTCCGACCATGTGACGAACGTGACGACGACCGACTCCCGCGCCAAGAAAGACGTCACCTGCATGGGTGCAACGAGCCTCGCGTTCCTGAAGGGGCTCGGAGATGCCGGCGTGTCGGTCACGTTCCTTCAGGACTTCGCCGCCGCCAAGGTCCACGCCACGTTGTCTCCGCTGATCGCGTCGACTACCCCGTTCAACGTCGAGATCCGGCCAACCAGCGCAGCCCGGTCGGCGACGAACCCGGCCTATCTGATTTCGGCTTTGCTGTTCGACTACATGATGGTTGACGCGGCAGTAGGTGAGCCGTCGGCGATGACAGTCGAGTTCGCGAACGCGAGCCAGACAGGTGTCACCTATCCCGTGGCCTAAGCCTCTGACCTGGCCTTATTCGCTTCGCTGCCAGTTAGGAGGTTGCTATGGCCGCAGTCCCGGTCGTCATCGTCGGCAACCTCAAGATCGGGGCATCGTCGGTCTCCTGCACCGAGGTCGGCGGTGTCGTCTCGTCGTTCCGCTTGCAGGGTGTCCGTGAGGTTGTCCCGATCCCACCTGTGCTCACGGCGACGGTGCGAGACAACCGGGTCGGCTGGTCCGACTGGACGCTCTCGATCCAGTACTTCTCTAACCCGGACGCCACCTCTGCGGCCTACCTAACCCGCTTGCTGATCGCGGCGATGTCGGACACCGCAGCGTCGCCGCCCGGGTCGCTGTATTACGAGGGGACGTTGAAGGGTGGGGTCGTGTCGACGTCGAACCCGAAGTGGTCGGGCCGGTTCCTGGTGTCCGGCGTCGGCTACGGCGGCCAGGTGGGCGAAGTCTCCACCGACTCTCAGACCTATCCACTCACCGCAGCACCGACCGAGGCGTACAGCTGATGGGCACGTCGTCGTCGCTGGCCGATGCCGCAGCCAAGGTCGGCAAGGTGTTGGATCCCTCGACGGTGCAGGCCATGCTGCGCGCCGGTGGGATGGCGGCCAAGGTGGCGGCGCTCGAGGAGGCTGCGTCGTCGCTTGGCGGTGACCGGCGTTTCTCCGGGTTCCGTCGGATGGGCGCCCTGTCGGCCGGGTTCGATTCGGTGGGTGGGACGTCGGCGGAGATCAAGTATCGGCCGGCCGGCGCTTGGAAGCTGGCCGAGTCCGGGCGCAAAGGGTCGAAGCAGGTTCGTAAGCCGGGCGTCATCTTCAATACGCCGCGCGGCCCGCGCCGGTCGTTCCGGTCTGGGCCGTCGCGTGGGTTGCGGACGATCACCAATGCGCAGCGTAAGGCGACGACGGTCGTTCCGAAGGCGGCGCATCAGGCGCTGGTGGTGAAGCTGGGGCAGGTGTTCTAGATGGCCTTCACCGAGAAGATCTCGCTCATTGTCGATGTCGTCACCGGCAGTGCCTCCTCCCAGCTCAATAAGCTCAAGACCGACGTCAGCAACGCAGAGGGTGGGTTCGGCAAGCTCAAGGCCGGGGCCAGTGGTGCCTTCTCCGCTATCGCTTCGTCGCCGGCGGCGATCGCTGGGGCTGCGGTCGCGGTGGCCGGGTTCGCAGCGAAGTCGATCTCCGCCTTCGAGAACACGGCGCTGGCGGCAGGGAAGTTCGCGGACGCCACCGGCCTCTCGGTGGACGCCTCGTCTCGGTTGATCGAGGTGGCAGGGGACATCGGGATCTCCGGGTCTGATGTCGAGGGTGCGTTGAACAAGATGAACAAGGCGGCGCAGAACACGCCGCAAGCCTTCGCGGCCGCCGGGATCGAGATCGCTCGGACGGCGTCGGGTGCGGTCGATGTCCAGCAGACCTTCTTGAACGCGGTCGACGCGCTCAACAGCATCCAGGATCCGGCGAAGCGGGCGGCGGTGGCGTCGCAGCTGTTCGGTAAGGGTTGGACGAACATGGCCGAACTGATCGGCCAAGGCTCCAACAAGATCGTGGCCGACATGAAGGCCGTCGGTGACGCCCAGGCCATCAACCCGGAAGAGCTCGCGAAGGCGAAGGCTCTTCGTGACGCCATGGACGACGCTGGCGACGCGGTGGGAGGTCTGTCGCTCGAGTTGGGCGGCGTTCTTGCTCCGGCGATGATCAGGGCTGCTGAGGCATCGGTTGGCGTGGTCAAGTGGCTCGACAAGATGGGCCAGAAGATCGCAGAGATCGAGGACAAGACCGGGACCAACGCAGGCGGCGGCGGTCTGTTCGGCAAGCTGACCGGAATCAAGATCGATTTCCAGGCTGACTCCTGGGATCAGTTCATCACCAAGATCGATGACTCCAAGAAGAGCGCCGAGTTCTTGGAGGATCGCCTCGCCAGCTACATCCCGAAGGCCCGGACGATGGCCGACGTCACGAAGGACGCTGCCGACGCAGCGAAGGAAGCGGCCGACAAGCAGCGCGACTACAACGCCGCGCTCGACGCGGCGGTGGCATCGGCCACCGCCGCGTCGCAAGCCGTCAAGGATCAGGCGAACGCTGCCCGCGCCTCGTCCGACTCGACCTTCGCCTTGGCCGAGGCACAGGACAAGCTGACCGGGTTCGTCAATGGCTACGACGATGCTGTAAAGGACGCCAAAGACGACCAGTTGAAGCTGAACGACATCTACCGGGATGGCGCGAAGGCCGCCATCGACTTCGCCGACGCGACCGTGGCCGTCTACGAGCAGACCTTGAAGGCCAACGGGGCGACGCTCTCTGGCGCCCAGACGATCGAGCTGTTCAACCAGTCCGCCCTACAGCAGGCCGCCACGTTGAAGGGGCCGACGCGCGCCGCGTTGATCGATCACATCGCCCAGATCAACAACATCCCGCCGGAGAAGGTGTCGGAGATCAAGGCGTTGATCGACCAAGGTCAGGTGGCGGCGGCAGAGGCTTTGCTGAACAGCACGAGCCGTACCCGTAACGCGGCCTTGATCACACAGGTGCTCGGCGTGTCGGCTGCGGAGGCTGCGTTGCAGTCGTTGACCCGGACTCGCAACGCGATCATCAACGCCCAGATCATCGCGAAGGGTGGTGCCGGCTACAACACGACGGGCACCCTCCACTTCGCGCAGGGCGGCGAGGTGCCCGGCCCGAGGGGCAAGGCGCAGATGGCGGTCGTCCACGGTGGTGAGCAGGTCATCTCTAACGAGGACCAGGACAAGATGGCGGCCCGGCCGGGCTGGTCCAGCTGGGGGACTCCCGGCGCCAACGTCACCATCAACCTTCCCGTCGGTTCGGATCCGACTGCGGTGCGTCGCGCGTTCGACCGGTACACGTTGCGCAACGGCAGCCGCTGACCGATGGCGCTGGCCGTCTCAGAGCTCACCTCCAACTACGACAACGGCAACGCCACCTCCTACGTCACCGCCTCGGTCAGCCCCGCCGCCCGGGCGTTTCTCTACGTCCCCTATTCGACGACCCACGGCACGACGGCTCCGGCCGCGACGATCTCCGGTGGCGGCCTGACCTGGTCGGAGACGGAACCGGAGCAGGTCGATGGCCTGACCGCCATCGGTTCCTGGACCGCCCAGTGCGGCGATGCTCCCGGCAGCTTCACGATCACGCTCACGATGGACGGCGCGGTGACCGCCACCGGCTGCTCATGGCATGTCATCCAGGTCACCGGCCACCAGGAATCCGTCCCGGTCGTTCAGTCCCCGATCGCCGCAACCGGCCTGACCGGGACGACGGCAACGGTTACGTTCGCCGCACTCGCCGACGCGAGCAACGCTCAGATCCTCCACGCCGTCCACCGTGCCAACGAATCCCAGTCGGCTGAGGCTGGTTGGACGGCTGGCACCTCGAGGTCTGGGACGACCCCCAACCATTCCAGTCTCGCTACGTGGCGGGTCGCGTCCGCCGACCTGTCCGCCACGCAGACGTGGACCACGTCGGCGCGGTGGCAGGCGCAAGGCATCGAAGTCAAGATCGCTGTTGCGCCGACAACGCCCCCCGGGTTCATCGTTCATTACGGCACCGGTGAGAAGTCCGGCACGTCCTCGACGTCGAGCGGCACCTCGGTCACCGCCAATTACCCCACCGGCTATGCCGCCGTCGCGGACGACTATGCCCTCCTGTGTGTCCACCAGGAGGGCTCTAACTCGGCGATCACGACCCCGTCCGGGTACACCCTCCTGCTGCGCACGCAACGTTCCGTCACCCACGTCCAGGCCCTGTACGGTCGCAAGCTCGCCAACGGCACGGCGGCCCCCACCGTGGTCGTTGCCTCCGCATCCGCCCTCCAGACCTATCTGTCGATCTTCCGAGGCGTCGACGCCACCACCGCCCTTGACGTGGCGGCGACCTCTAACACAGGCACCAGCACCACCACGCACACTGGTCCGGACATCGGAGTGCTGGCCACCGCTTGCGCCGCGATCGTCACCTACGCTTCCTGCTCCGACGCGGCCACCATCAACGGCATCACCCTCACCGACGACACGACCATTTCGCCGTTCACGATGGTCGACGCCGCCGACGGTGAATCGGGGGGCACCGGCGGGAAGCTCCTCGCGACCTGCGGCGTTTTTCACCACCAGATCATTCCCAGTCAGCTCGACCTGGTCCGCACACACACCTTCGCCCCGGTCGATCCACCGAACCCGGGCGGCGGATGGATCGCCACTACCATCGCTCTCCGACCCGCCGACCCGACGGTGCTGCCGGTCACCCGCGACCTGCGCGCCGCTGTCCGTCAGCAGACCCTGCGCACGTGGGGCACCGCCTGCTCCACCATCGACACCACCTACCAGGTCCGTTTCTCGGTGCAGGTGTTCGACCCGTTCAACGGTGGCGGCGGGGTCTGGTCGTCGGGTACCGACGGCAACTTCTGGGATGTTGAGCAGTGGTCCGGTGATGGCCGCTGGGAGGACAACACCTCGATCGTTCGTGGTGTCGACTGGCAGGTCGGCGCCGATCAGCCGGGCGGCCGTCCTCGGGTTGGTGTCGGCTCAATCGACCTCGACAACCAGACTGGCGCCGTCTCACCGTGGGCGACGTCGGGCGCCTACACGAACGGTGGCGTGTCATGGATGCGCTCCGGGCTACTGATGCGCATCGGGTCGACCTCGTCCGATGGGGCATCGGAGATCTTCTCCCGCACCATGTTCACCGGCCTCGTCGAAGACATCGTCGAACACGCGGAACAGAACGTGGACGCCTGGATCGCCGTCACCCTCGTCGAACCGATCTCCACCCTCGCCACCCACAACGGGATCGAGCAGGGTGAGCAGGGTGGCGGCGAGGGCATCTACGCCCGGGTAGACCGGCTTCTCTCCGACGCCCTCTTCCCCTACGGGCTCTACGCCGGTGACGTTCCGGCGTTCTCCGAGGCGGCCACGTTCACCTCCACTACCCTCGCCGGTGAACGCCTCGCCGAGCTCTACCTCACCGCAGACTCCGCCGGTGTCGAGTTCTACGGCTACGCCGACGGTGGCGTCATCCTCAACAACCCGCTGTCCTCCGCGCCGCCCCGGACCTTCTCAAACGCCCCCACCGGCGGCGAGCTGCCAGTCGCCTCCGCTCAGCCTTACGCCAACAACCAGCGGATCCTCAACGCGGTCATCGGGGCACGGGTCGACGGCCACGAGATCGAGGTCCAGGACGGTGCCTCCGTCTCGAAGTTCGGGAGGGTCGACACCGGGAACGGCTGGCCACGCCGCGACCTGATCTGCCAGTCCGACACGACCGTCGCCGCGATCGTCAACGACGTCCTCGACTTCCGGGCCGGCGGCGACACCGGGATCGGTTCGATCGTCGTCGACGCCGATATGGCCCCCTCCTCGCTGTACAGCCACCTGTCGTTCATGCGGCTGTTCGAGCCGACCGACATCCACTACTTCCACCCTTCGGCCATCGCGGCGTCGTTCACTCAGGCCTCGTACACGGAGGGGATGCATCACCAGGTGACGAAGGTCGGTCACCAGATGAAGTGGATTTGCACGATCAGCCTGGCCCGATTCCCCACCTAGGAGCCGCATGAACACCTTGACGATGACGCGCACGTGCCTCCTCCCGGAATGTGGTCAGGTTCCCCGATCAACTAACTCTCTGTGGTGCGAGCTACATCGTCTCCGCATCGCTCGCCACGGGGATCCGCGGTACGTCCAGCCGAAGTCTCCCGGCCACATCACGGCGTGTGGATATTGGAAGATGTCTGGCTACAAGGGCCATCCGCTCGCGACGCCAGCCGGTCAGATCCTTGAGCATGGTCTCGTGCTCTTCGAGGCCATCGGCGATGGATCGCATCCATGCCACTGGTGTCATTGCGAAGTCACCTGGGGTGTCGATTTGGTCACTGATCACCTCGACCATGACCGGCTCAACAACGCTTCCGGGAACCTGGTCCCGTCCTGCCATCCGTGTAACGCGTCGCGAGAGCGCCGCGCTCCTAAGGTGGTCTGACCGCGACCACATATTCGGACCCCGGGGCGATCGCCGATGTCGTCGGCACCACCGGCCGCATCGAAGCGACCTGGGGCAACGCGATTAGGGACCGGGTCGTTCACCGCTTCGCGTCGACCGCCGCCCGCGACGCTGCGATCGCTGTCCCCACCGAGGGGATGTTGTGTTACGTCACCGTCGACAACTGCTTCTATGGCTACACCGGCGCCACGTGGCTAGCTCACGATCTTGTTTCGCAGAGCTACACGCCCGGGCTGTTCCAGCCGGGCGCGATCACTTGCACCGTCACCTCGGCCACCTACCAACGTCGGTTCTACACCTGCTACGTGCAGGTGAATCTGGCGATCACCGGGACGGGAACGGCGAACAACCCGATCATCATCGCCCCACCGGTCACCGCGGTCCGTTCCGGCCAGTACGGCGGCTCAGGGATCATCTACGACTCGTCCGCGGGGAACATCTACCCGTCGCTGTGCGTGCTGACGTCTACCGCCAACATCCGCCTGGTTGACACCACCAACCCCGCGCTCAGCGTGACCCTGTACCAAGGTATGACCGGTTCAGCCTTCGCGCTCGGCCTCGGCTCCGGTGACGTGTTGTCCTTCACCTACGAATACGACATCGCCTGATGGCGCTCTACTCGGGCGCCGCCCAGATGCTCCTGCCGGAATCCGCGACGCAGCCTCGCATCAGACCGGTCCTCGTCGTCTTGCACACCAACGGCGGGAACAACACCCTCGAATCGTCGTACCGCTACTGGCAGGGGGCCGACACCGAAGCCCACTTTCAGCTGGAATGCGGGCCGCCAAACGGGCGTGGTCGGCTCGGCCAGTACATCGATACCGGCACCCGCGCCGACAGCCAGTCCGCCGCCAACAGCTTCTACCGTGCCGGCGTCCTCTGCGGTGCGATCTCCATCGAAACGAGCGATCTCGGTTCGCCGTGGGAGAAGTCCTGGACCGACCTCGGGCAACGTCAGACGCTCGAAGACTGGCTCGTGTGGGCCTGTGCCACCCACGGCATCCCGCCGGTCCTGGCCTACGCCGACCCGGCCGGCGGTTGGACCGGGATCGGCTACCACCATCAGGTGCCGTCGTGGTCGAACGCAGCCCACATCTGTCCCGGCCCGGGGAAGATCCGTGAAGTCCCGAACCTGATTGCCGCCGTAGCTGCCCGCCTGAAAGAGGAACCCATGACCCCAGAGGACCGCGCCTACCTGGATGCCAAGTTCGCCGCCGTAGCTCCCTACCTGTCGGACCCATCGCTCCCCGATTGGCCGACGTTCGGCACCGGTCAGGCCATCGGCGACACCCGCGCCTTCGCACAGATGAACAACCAGGCGCTCGCACGGATCGAAGCGCTCCTAGCCGGTGTCGACCTGGACGCCATCCGACAGGCCGTCATCGACACCATCGAAGGGATGACGGTTGGCGCCACCCTCGACGCGGTCACCATCGCCGCCATCGCTGCCGCGACGGTCACCAAGTTCGCTGAGACCGTCAACCTGCATCCTGTCGTACTCGCCTGATCGTGGCCGGCCGGTTACGGCGGGCCGGGTTCCGCCTTGGCGTCGTCCCGGCCGCGGTCGGCCCAGCCCGAGTCCTCGACTACTCCGGATGGCGTCCCACCGACGTCCAGCTCGACCAGATGATCGCGGCCGGGGTCGTCGGAGTGTCCCGCTACCTGTCTCTCCCCGACCAGGACTGGAAAGTCATCCACAAGGCGGAGTATGACCGGACCCGGGCTCACGGCCTGAGCGTCGTTCTCAACTGGGAATACCAGAAAGGTTCGGCCCTCGGCGGGTACCGCCTTGGACAACAACACGGCGCCAACGCCCGAGCTCAAGCCCGCGTCCTCGGCCATCCCGACGAACGCCCCCTCATCCAGTCCCTCGACGTCGACTACAGCGCCGCTCAGCGTCCGGGCGCGTTGGAGTACATGCGAGGGTTCAACGACGGTGGTGGCTGCGGGCCGCAAGGCATCTACGGGGCCCGCGACATCATCGACCAATGCTTCGCCAACGGGCTGATCCGGGTCGGTTGGCAGACCGCCGCTACCTCATGGGGTCCGGTCCCCGGGGTGAGCAACCGGGCCGCCATCATCCAACGGACCGCCAAGAGCTACCCGCAATGGGCGCCCGGCCTCTACGACCAGAACGACATCGTTCTTCCTGACTGGGGCCAGAATCCTCGGCCAGGCGACCGCACCTGCCTGTTCGGCTACCCCTGTCCCTGGGCGCAATGATCCGCACCTTCTGGCTGTGGCTCAAGGGACACATCGACCGGGCCTCCTGGTGGGTTGTTCACGGCGGGCATGACGACGAGTGACCGAGCTGTGGTGGGCCGGGTTCACGTCCGGCGCGATCATCGGCTTCGCGCTCGGCGCAGGCCTCGTCCTGGCTGCTGTGGTCGCTGTCGCCTACCTCGAGCACCGGGAGCGGAACCGATGATCCTGGCCCCACTCTCCCCCGGTCCCCTCGCTTCCGCGCTCGCATCGATCACTGTCCGCGAGGGCGGAGATTGGGTCATCACGATCGCCGCCGTGCTCGGCGGCCTGGTCGCCATCTTCACCATCATGAACCGGTACGTCATCCGTCCAGGACGTGTGAAGAAACAACAGATCGAAGACACGTGGGGGTTCGCCAAGACTGGCGAGCAACGGATGGTGCGGATCGAAGGCCAAGTGTCCGACCTCACCGACGCCCACGCCGTCATGGCGGCCGCTCTCAACGCCCTAGCCGACAAGCTCCAAACGGTCGCCACATCATTCGAGACGATGGCCGCCCAGCTCGAGCAGGAGATGGCACACGCGGCCGGAATCCACGCCGACCTTCTGGCCCGAGACGAAGCAATCGTCGCTCAGTTGACGGTGCTCACCACCGGCGAACACCCGGTAACCCCGAAGGAGACCCCATGACCAAGCTCGCCGAGTATTGGAAGTTTCTGGTGGCCGCCCTGGCCCCTGTCTTCCTCGCGGTGCAGGCCGCCGTCACCGAAGACGGAATCAGTCAACAGGAGGCCATCGGCATCGTATTCGCCGCGGTCGTGGCGGTAGGTGTCCTCCTCAAGGGCAACCGCCCGCCGGTCGCCTGATGCTCGCCGTCGTAGCCTCCGGGCACGCCGACCTGGCAGACGTGTTTCTCCTCGTCGCCTTCATCTTCGCCGCGTTCGCGACGATTCTGGCCGTGGTGAAGGGTGCCGCCGAAGGCGCCCTGCTGCCCGCCGCCGTGACGTTCCTCGCCCTCGGTCTCCTGGTCCTCTGATGCCCTCCAACCTTCAATCACCAAGCATCCCCCAAGGAGTAGCAACCCCATGATCGGACGCGTCTACACGGTCCCCTTCGAGAACGTCACCGTTTCGGCGTCTCAGGACTTCTTCGAGATCTCCCCAGCCGACGATCGCCCGGTCGCGCTGATGGGCCTCACCCTCGACAACGTCGGGGGCACCTCCGACGCCGGTGACGCACAGGAGGAATTCCTGCGTCTCCTCATCCGGCGCGGCCACACCACCTCCGGTTCCGGTGGCACCACCCCCACGCCCGGCGCTCTCAACCCGCTCGACGCCGCAGCCGGGTTCGCCGCCGAAGTCAACAACACCACCATCGCGTCGGTCGGCACGACCGTCGACCTCGTCCCCCTCGGCTGGAACGTCCGGGTCCCGCTACGTGAATTCTGGCCCGAGGAGCTGTGGCCCCGCGCCACGCAGGCGAACACCACGATCGTCGTGCGGATGCTCTCTACCCCAGCCGATCCGCTGTCGGTGTCAGGCTGCCTGTACGTCGTCGAACTGGCCTAGCCCCCTCGGTGACGATGCGAGTGGATGTGACCTGTGGCCGATGATGTGACGGTTGACAATGGCGGTCTCACCGATTACGTCGTCGCGACCGACGACATCGGCTCAGGCCGCCAAGCGCAGCTGATGAAGCTGCTCTACTCGGCGGACGGCTCCGCGACAGCTCTCCTCGTCGACGCCAACGGGATGGCGCACCAGGGTTCGGTCGCCGAGGACGCGGCGCTCGCCGGGAACCCGGTCCGACAAGGCGGGCGCGCCTCGACGGCGGTGCCTACCGCGATGTCCGCTGATGGTGACCTGGTCACCATCTGGCTGGATCGCTCCGGCGCGCAGATGGTCGTCCCCCGCCTCGACCAACTGCTGATCACAGTCACGCCGACGATCGACACCGCCGTCTACGCCGCGGGCGACCGGCTCGGATCGGTGATGACCCTCACATCGGCGGCGATCGGCAACGGCCGCACCGGCACCCTCGCCGGCGCCTTGTTCACCGACGACGCCAACAGCGTGCTCGACATCGATGTCGCCTTCTTCCAGAACACCCCGACCCTGGTGAACGCAGACAACGGGGTCTACGACATCACAGACGCCAACCTCGCGACCGCGGTCCCGCTCGGCTGGGTCAACTTCTCCACCGCGAACAGCTACAGCCAGGGCAGCTCGAACCGGACCTGTATCGGCACCTGGCTCGGCGGGCCATGCGCCATGCCCTACAAGTGCGCCTCCGGTGACTCGGCGATCTACGGGATCGCGGTCGCCCGAGGCGCCTACGACGCCGCCGCGACAGACGACCTCATCTTCCACTTCACTGTCGTCAGGGACTGACCGTGCCCATCGGCACGCCGGTCGTTGTGGCCGCCGCCTACACGAACACCGACCTGTCCAGCTATCCGACCGCGACGTTGTCCCCGGCCGTCATCGGCGGACGGGTCCTCGTGTCGTTCAACGACTCATCTCACGGCACTCTCACCGCGCCGCTGTCCACCCCCACTGGCCTGTCAGTCGTGTGGACGAATCGGATCATCCAGGCGCACCCGACCGATGTGCGCCGTGTGTTCGGCGACACCGCACCGTGCGGGCCGGCCCCCGTCAACGGTGCTGTCACCTACACCGAAACGGGGAACACGCCGTCGACTGGGACGGGCTGGGCGATCCTCCAAGTCGCCGGGGTGTGGGGGGCGCAGCCGATCGTGCGCGCGGTCGGCACCAACGCCAACTCGACGTCTGTCACCCTCACCTTGCCTCGACCTCTGTCGGTCGCGAACCGGTGGGTGGTGTTCGTGTCTCACCGCGCGAATGAGGTCACCACGCCCCGCGCCGCACCGTGGGCTGAGCTGTCCGACGTCGCCGGGAGTACCCCGACGCGTGGTGGTGAGGTCCAATGGCTACCGGGTGTTGTCGACGCCAACGGCATCCTCGAGGTGTCCGCCTCCGCCTCGTGGGCGACATCCGGTCAGGCGTCGATCATCGCTTTGGAGCTCCAAGCCATCCAGACCCGGTCGCCTAGGACTGGAGGGCGAGCGCGGCTGGGCCTGCGACGTCGTTAGCCCGCGCCGTGAAAACGAAAGGGATATAGCCGATGTCGCTTCTGCTGCTGTACCGACCCAGCAGCGGAGTCGTCACCGCCAAGGCGCCAGCGATCCCCACGCCCATCGGAGCGAGGCGCCCTAAATCTCGGCTCACGAAACGGTACAAGGTCCGCCCGCCCCGGCCTGTCTTCATCGCCGGCCCGAGGCCCCGCACCGGGATCCCCGCACCGCCGCCGCGTCATGTGCGGATGCGGCTCGCGAAGAAATACCGGGCCCCGGGCCGCCGGCCCCAATGGGTGCCGACCCTCACCGCTGCTGCGCCCGTCACGAAGGCCCCGCCGTTCTCACCGCCGCGCCATCCTCGGATGCGCCTGGCGAAGCGCTACCGGCTCCCGGTCCCGCGGCCCCGCTACACCGCAGGCCCGCGACCGCCGCGGGGCATCCCGGTCCTGCCGCCGTTCAGCCCGGCCCGTCGCCTCAAGAGCCGACTCACCAAGAAATACCGGCCGCGCCCGGTCCGCGTCGTCTTCATCGCCGGCCCCCGGCCTGCTCGTGCGATCGTCCCGCTGCCGCCGGTCGTCCCCGCCCGTCGGCTCCGCTCCCGGCTCACCAAGCCCTACCGCATCCGGTTCCGCCGGCCGCAGTGGGTGCCGACCAAGACCGCAACCGTCGCCACCAAGGCACCGCCGATCCCGCCGACCAGGCATCCCCGCCCGCACCTGGCGAAGCGCTACCGGACCCCATGCCGACGTCCCCAGTGGGTCCCGACAAAAACCCCGACGGTCACGACGAAAGCCCCTCCGTGTGCACCGCCCCGCCGCCGAGCACCACACCTCACCCACCGCTACCGGACTCCCGCCCACCATTACCAGTGGATCGGCACACGGCGACCATCCCGCGCGGGAGCGTTCCCACCGAGGGTTGTCCCGGCACGCCGACGCCGGTCACGGCTCACCGTCACCTACCACGCCCCGCGGGTCTACTGCCGGTGGGTACCGACCATCCCCGGTGCGGCCCCCGTTCCGCTGTCGCTTCTCGCCGCGGTCACCTACTACCGGCCTGCTGTCTCCGTGTCGTACCGGCCCGCCCCAGTCAAATACTGGCGGATGGCAGCTGACGAAGCCTTCCGCCCTGCCGCCGAGTTGCGCAACCGACCCACCGGATGAGAGGGGCCGATGGCCACCACCTACTACGTCAACGAAGAACTACCCGGGCAGCCATTCACTCTCTACGAAGCCGACCGGGTCACCGTCGCCAACCTCGCCTCCGGGTGGACCGCCAAGGTCCAGCTCCTCCGAGCCGACACCGGCGCCCTCATCGTCGAACAGACCGCCAACATCACCCTCGCCGCGACCGCCCCCAACTTCACCCGCACCGCCTGGACCGCAGGCACCCTCGCCGCGATCGTCACCGCGATGGGCGCCGACACGACCATCGACGTCATCGAACGCCCCGTCATCACCTCCGCCGTGGGGGACGAAGGGATCGGCAACTCCAACCCGGTGACCCACACGTTCAAGTCGGTCCCGGTGTGATACGCCAACCTGGTTGGTGGTGACGTTGCCCCGGACGTACTCGCCCTGGTTCTTCAGCCAGCTCAAGCGGTCGCTCGACGGAACGCACCACCACGTCAGCCCCGAGCACAGCCCGCTAAAGGGTCCGGGGGCTCAACCCCTCCTCATGGTTCGAAGTCCTCCTCCTCAGCGGGCGAGGCCTCGGTGGCCGGGGCTGCCTCAAGCGCGTCGCCGCCGTAGTCGATGAGGGCGTCAACCAAGTTGTTGACGAAGGTCCGGTCTTCCTTGTTCTTGCTCAGCGCGAAGTGGCTGACAGAGACGGTGAGGGTGACTTCGCCACCAGCTCGCAACTGCACTCGGTATGTGTCGCCGCCCTGCACCGGACGGGCCTCTGCGGCGATGGTTGATCCTGCCGCAGAGGTGACCTTCTTCTTCGGGGTGTTTCGCCGCGCGCGGTTGGCGTTCCCGGATCCGGCTCGAGTCGCCGGGAAGTGGGGGCTGAGCGGGATTCCCGCGTAGCGCGCGGCGTGCAGGAAGAAGGTCATCGCTTTGCGCCGAGTGTCCCCCTGAATGCCGAAGTCGTCTCCGAACGAGTCCAGCAGGGCCTTCTCGGTCCCGTTCTGCGCCGAGATCTCAAGCTGATGCGGATAGTTGGCGCTCAGCAGGCGACCAACGATCGCCTTGCGCGTCTCCTCATCTCCCTGGGTGTACTCAACCAGCAGAGGGTTGACGTGCTGATCGTCGCTGATGAACCCGAACCCCTTCATCGCTGACAGCAGGTTCATCTGGTCCGTGCCTGACTTGCTCTCCATCATGGATCGGTCGATCTGCGGCGGCAGAGGCTTTGTGCCCAGGTCTGCCAAGAAGCCGGAGAGAGTCGCGAAGGCGAAGTACGAAGGCTTGAACGTGGAACGTTCGTTGTTCTCCATGTCTGCCATCCTTACGGCAATGGCGACGGATCACCCGTCGCGCTCCGGACACTCTGCCACCAATCCATGCCATACGCAACGCCGACGAAGATAATCCTTGAGATCAGTTGTGGCATGAGTCCATCATCGGGCCATGCCGATCACTGCCGGAGCAATCGTGGAAGCGAAGACCGCGACCGGAGAGCTGGTGCGCCTACGAGCCCTGGGCGAACCCACGCGCGGACGGGACTTCGCTGTTGTCTGGGTCTGCACAGAGGAGGAGTTCCGTCGAGCCGAGGAAGAAGGCGACGAGGCCGAAGGGCTCCCGTGGCCACTCGATGCCGTGACAATCCTGGAGCCAGCGTGAAGGACGAGGACCGCGTCAAGCTGCCGCTCGATCCCGAGGAGGCGCTGCGCGCCCTATTGGCGGTCAAGCCGGATGATGAACCCGTAGACGACGAAGAGGCTCCGGCCGAGTAGCCGGAGCCTCCGTCGGCGGGCATCAGCGGACAGTGTGCTCGTGGTGCGGTGCATCGGAGGACGGGTCGGTGAACGTCACCCCGACATGGTTGAAGTCGTGAGCCTGCTCCGCTGCCCCGAATGCCGGCTCATCTGCGGCGACGACCCCGACGTGGAACCCACCGAAGACGACGGCACCGCCTACGACGACCTGCCCTGCCTGTCCTGTGTCGAGCTCGACGACGACCAGGCCGACGACTACTACTGACCCTCCCACCGTCCTCCCCCTTCTGGTGGGAGGCAGAGCCCTCGCACCCTCGCCCTGATCGGCGGGCGGTGCGAGGGCTCTTCTTCGCGTCCCGGGGTCAGTCCATCGCCTGGATCGCCGCGATGCACGCGACCAGGCCGACCACCGCGCCGCCAATCGACAGATACAGGCCCGCGCCCACCGAGGCCACCAGCGCGTCGGACCCGACCGACGCCACCCGATCACTGATCTGACCGTGATCCCGGAACAGGACCCACACGATGCCGGCCGAGGCGAGCGCAGCGGCGATCGCGACCCACCGCGCGACCCGATGCCCGGTGAACCGGAAGACAGCCAGGGCACCAAGCCCCACCCCGAGGCTGGCCGTGACCTTGCCGTCGCCGTAGTCCATCCCCGAGCGCGACAGTGACCCGAAGATCGACGTCGCCGTCAACCACGGCAGGAACGCCCCCACGATCAGAGCGGCGGCCGACGCGGCAAGCCCCCACGTCGACAGGTTGGCCGAGGCGTTCCGGGTCGGCGGCGGTGCGGGCACGCCCGATGGCGGCGGCAGTGGCTCGGTCATGGGCGCAACCCTCCAATCAACGGCAAAGCCCGCACCGCAGCCCGGCCACCCTCACCATCCAGCTTCGTGTACACCGCCGTCACCGTCGGCGTCGAATGGCCCAGCAGCTCCTGCACGGCACGCAGATCCTTCGACACCCGATAGGTCTCCGTCCCGAACCAGTGGCGCAACGTGTGCATCGTGGCCGTGACCCCCACCGAGTGCAGCCAGAGGTTCATCCAACGCGATAGCTGCTCAGGGGTGAACGGCCCGCCAGACGGCCGGCGGAACACCCGCCCCGCGCGCGGCATCCCCATCGTCACGAGCGCATCGAGCACCGCCGGATGCAACGCCACCACCCTGGTCTTGGCCCCCTTGCCGAACACCCGCAGCGCCTCGCGGTCCTCGTCCAGCCAGTCCCGCTCGAGCCAGGCGATCTCCGCGCAACGCAACCCCGCGTAGGCGCCGAGCATCACCGCGGCGCGCCGGCAGGGCCCACCAGCCGCGAGTGCCCGATCGAGGTCGACGTCGGCCATCGGCCGCGGAAGACCCTGCCGCAGTCGAGGCCGATTGATGAACACGGTCGGGTCCACGATGGCCGGCTCGAGCCGTTGCGCCCAGCCGTAGAAGGCGTGAAGGTTCGACAGCCACGTGTACCGCGTCTTCGCCGACAGGTCCCGGTCGTCGAGGAAGACTTCCAGCAGGTCGCTGGTCACCTCCACCAGACTCCCAGGGGCCAGCCAGGCGGCCCAGCAGCGCAGCTGGACCTCGCGGGCCTCGATGGTGGAGGGCAGCAGGCCGCGACGCTCCTGCGCCACCCTGAACCCCTCCAGTACCACGTCCAGCCCCACAGTCAGCCACTCAACCACCGCTCGCCGTTGTCCACCAGATAAGACTGCTTCTGGACATCGCCCCAGCGATCGAGTCGACTTGCTGGGCTTCATCTGGTGGCCCGGCCACCACGTAGCGCGGTTCGCCTCACGCCGCGCGGCAGGCGTCTGATCAGCCGCTTGGGCACAGAGCATCTACTTTTGAAAGCCGGTCCTACGATCCTGTCGAGATGAGCCGCGATCGGTTCACCCGTCGGCTCACCGAGCCTCAGTAGGTGATCCGGGTCCTCCGCTAGGCGCTCGGCTGGCACACCGAGCAGATGAGCGATGATCAGCAGCTCCGGCGCGGTGAGCCTGCTCACTGACGACAGTCGAGCCGAGAAGGTCTGGCGACTCATGCCGAGCGCGCGGTAGAGGTCGGCGCGGCGGAGGCGTCGCTGTCCGATGAGCGCACGGATATTGCGCGTGAGGTTGTCGTAGAGACGCTCCTGCAGCTCCTCGGTGGGTTCGGCATCCGTCGTCATCGGGGCTGTGCTCATGTCCGTCATTCTGTCCCCCTGTCCAGGATTAGACAACCCCACTTAGCGTGACGATCCCGCGTCAGTTCCTGGCGAGATTGTCCATGAATCCTTGACAAGTCGTGGAAATCGGGCGTAAACCTGACGCCGATGACAACGAGCCTCCGAGCCGCCATCCAAGGCCTCCTAGGCGATGAACCGCTCGAAGGGTTCGTGCGTTCCCGTCGTGACTCCGGCGAATCCTGGCGAGCCGTTTCCGTGGCCCTGTACGACGCCACCGGCATCTCCGTCGCCCACGAATCACTACGTGCCTGGTACCCCGATGAGACGGCCGAGGTGGCCTCATGACCGGCCGGGAGATCGGCCGGATCACCCTCGCGATCCTGACCGCCTACATGAACGGCATGGACGACGAACTCGACGCCCTCCACCTCGAGATCTCCGCCGACGACCTCGCCCTATGCCTCGCCTTCGCGATCGGCCTCGCCGACCACGCCTACCGGCAGATCGCCACCCTCACCGGCATCCCCGTCGAAGTGTTGCTCGACGGCCTCGGTCAAGGCGTCGAAGCCGTCGCAGTGGGAGACGGGTCATGAGCGTGTTCCGAGTGCTAGATCGTGACGGGCATCTCGTGTCGCTCCACGCCGACCTGTGCTCCGCGACATGCGCCGCTGAGGTCGTCGAGGACTCGCGGATTGAGCTGCCCGATGGCCGCCCCGCCCTCGTCCACGTCGTCCACCATCAGGCGACGACATGAGCATCGTCGAGGTCGTCGCACGTCATCGCCGACAGCACGGCGAATGCCCGCGCTGCGCCGAGTTCGACGCCACCCTCATCGACACATGGAAAGACTCCCATGGCGTCCTCTGGTACGTCATGCGCTGCCGGGTCTGCCTCATCGCCTGGTTGGACTTCGCCCGATGAGCCGCTGCAAGTCCTGCCAGGCCGAGCTGCAGTGGGCCGTCACCGAAACGATCGAGGGCGAGGTGACCGCGGCGCACACCCCTAGGCGCCAGCCGGAGCCGGCCCCGAGCGGCGCGCGGCTCACCGCCGGGCCGCGCGCCGGCCATCGCGAAGGCCGACCATGACCCCCGCCAACGTCATGGTCTGGGCCTGGGTCATGGCCGCAGCATCCGTCGCCCTCCTCGTAGCCGTCGTCGTTCTCGACGTCGCCGTGCTCCGCATCTATGCCCCTCGCTCCACGAAGGTGGCCGTCGCCGGCATGTGGGCCTTGACGTTCAGCCAATCACCGATCTGGGCCGGGTGGCTCGGATGAGTGGCGGCGAAATGTTCTTGGGGGCTACCGCGGCGGGGCTTCTCGCCGGCCTCGTCGCCGAGGTTGTGTCTGATGCCCGCTGGCAGCTTCGCGGCGAACGCCGTGCCCGTCTCGCCGCCGAACGGGCCCGTCTCGCCGCCGAACGGGACCGTGACGACTATGCCGCCGATTTGCGTCTCTACCAGAACCGCGAGATCGACTGCCGCTTCCTGGCCCGCTGCGTCCAGTGCGGAGCCACGTTCACCAACGCCATCGACGGCTTCGCGCACATGCGCAGCCACGACACACCGAGGAGCACACCATGAGCAATGTCCGCGCCCTGGCCGCCACCGTCGCCGTCATCGCCGCCCCCCTGATCGCCGCCTGCGCCCCCGCCCCCCAGATCGGCAGCCCCGCCTACTGCGCGACGTCAACCATCTCCGGCTCGGTTTTCGGCATCGTCGGCACCGACTGTGGCCACGGCCCCGGCCACGTCTACACCGACGAGATCTGTGGGCCGCTCGTCCCCTCCACCAACTACATCGATCAGTGTTTCCGAGCGCAACTGGCTGCCATCCCAGGCCGGACGCTCATGGGTGTCGTCGTCGTCCGGTACTCCACCCTCCGCCTCGACCAGGGCGACATCATCATCACAGGCCTGCCGTGACGACCCACACCGTCCGCGCCGACGCCCCCCCGAAGGTCCTCACCCGCGCCGCCCTCCTCGCCTGGCTTGACGAAGACACCCTCGAGCTCGTCCCAGTCGTCGGACTCGGCGACCAGACCTCCACCGCACGACGGTCCATCGAGGAATTCATGGCGTCGCTCAACACGTCCGTCAACTGGGTCGGACCACTCGCCGAGTTCATCCCCGCAGACCAGGAGGCCGTCAAGTGACCATCATCGAATCCCGTCTCGCCCTGCTGGACAACATGCAGCTCGACGAGGGCAAGCACAACGCGATCGACGAGGGGGTCTGTCTCGTCGAGGCGGCGTCATGGCTCGCCGGTGAACCCTTCTCCGATCACCCGGCCTGCGTGTGCCCGGTCATCGGCGCCTTCTGCAGATCGTGGAACGACTCCGTCCAGGCCGAGGATCGCAACCGGCTCCTAAAGCCGTACGCCGCCCGGATTGTTGGCACCGTCTCGACTGCGGATGTGCAGGATGCCCGCGCGTTCATGGCTGCCGATTGGGCGGTGCGCACTTTCACCCCCGCGTGGCTTCGTCTCGCCGGACTTGACACCGACGCGCAGGCGCTCGTCGATCTTCCCGAGTTGAGCACCGTCGATCTGTGCCGAACGGCGCGCCTCGTCATCGCGAAGGCACAGAAGTCGGCGGCTGCGGCCGGGGCTGCGGCCTGGGCTGCGGCCGGGGATGCGGCCTGGGCTGCGGCCTGGGATGCGGCCTGGGATGCGGCCTGGGCTGCGGCCGGGGATGCGGCCGGGGATGCGGCCGGGGATGCGGCCGGGGATGCGGC